TCAATATCTACATATCCACCGCCTGTTAAAGCATTACTTGGAAGTGAAATAAAACCATCTGGCAATCTTACATTTGTTCTAGATAAATTAATAACTGGTTTTAAATATGATAAATTTGCTTTTGTTTTTGATGTTCTTGCTTTTAGCATTTTCATCCAAGGAGTAATTCTTAAATTATTATTACGCTCTCCTGATGGCCCATATTCTCCTGGAAGCAATCCATACATTGTTCCTTTTCTAAATTGAAGGTATCTTACTGGCATTGACCCAGTTGCATTTTGAGAAACAATTGTAACTGTTTTAGTAATACTTTCAGTCTGCTCCCAAATATTTCTAATTGTTAATGTTACATCAAAAGTAAGTGTTTCGTCTTCAGGTGCAGGGAAAACATGGAAAGGATTTTTTTGGTTTGATGTTGTGCCATCATCAAAATCCCATAGGTATGCATCTGGCTCTTCAAATCCGACATTTGTTGATGTGTTTGTAAATGTAACATCATTGCCAAATACTGAAAATGTATAATCTGCAGTCATTTCTGGCTGGACTAGTGTTATTGTTTCTGTTTTAGTATCTGGTACTTCAACTCCACCTTCGCCATATGCAAAAACAGTTAGGCTTACATCATATTCATTTTCACTTGGTGCTGATGGATTGTATTGATGAATTGGATTTCTTTCATTAGATGTTGTACCGTCTCCAAAATCCCAGGAATAAGAATTTGGTTGTCCAGTCTCATGATTAACTGATGTATCTATAAAACTTACTTGGCCAAAGTTATTTGTAAGGTTTTGTACCCAACCAAAATCTGCTTCTACTTCTGGAGTTCCAACTACTAATGGTTGCTGAAGAACAACAGTAAAGCGATTAGTTAATTGTATATAAGCATAAACAGTCCAGTTACCTGAACCATAGCCACCATAACGATTATCAGTAGGGTCTTCATATGTTGAATCAGGGTCAAAAGAATAAGGAGCAAGAATTCCATCATCATCAAAGTTCCAAGTTTGAGTAAATCCACTTCTTGGTAAACCGTTTTCAAACATGTTGCCACTTGTTGCATAAGGCCAAATTGATGCTATTTCATTTGCATCTGTTGCACTTAAAGCCCAAATAACAGAAAGAACTCTGTCTGGGTCAAAGTCTACTAATGTTGCAGTAAAGTTAAAGTTTGAATCTCCACTAGTTGCATTCATTTCAAGTGTTGGTATTGAACCTTGATATTGAAATATTAGTTCTTCTTTAGATGGCTTAAGTGTAAAACCCATTTCCCAATTGTCTGGAGCAATATTATGAGTAATACCAGCAATGTTGTAGATTCTATCAATTGTCTCATCATTATTAATTTTGTGTTTTATTCTTATGACTCTATTAAGTTCATAAGCAGAGTATGATGACTCATCTTCTATATCTTCATATCTTGCATTATTAAATGTAATCTGTTGTATCTCTTGGCCTGGAAACTGTGTTACTTGGAATATGTTTTCTGAATATCTATTGGCCCAACTAGCACTACTTAAAACAGCATCGTCTGGATAAATAGTTGATATGCTTGCTCTTGAGATTGCATAATCTTCTATTGATTCGTCTGATATTCTTGTAAAACCTTCTGATTGAGATTTTAATTCACCAGTATCCACAAATCTATATTCATTAGATATATCTACTTGGTTAATTACTCTGTTATATCCGTTATCAATTAAGATTGTTCTATAAGGTCTGCCGTCAGCAGGATCAGAACTAAAGTCATAAGTTGTGTATTGTGAATATGGGTTTTCTTGTGGTCCCCAAAAGTTTGGGTCGTATTTTACAAATGAATCAACATTTATATAGTCATAGCCAAATTCGCCTTTTGCTGTAAAAGAAGTTAAATTGGTTTGTGCATATTTATTTATTACTTCTAAATAACTTTCTCCAATTTGAGGAATATATTTTGCTGGTGAGTATCCCAAGTTTCCAAGAGTTAATTGACCAAATGTTCCAGTTGAAGGAAACCAAAAGCCATAGTTTAATGGAGAACCTGGTGACTGGAATGCCTCAAGGTCAAGGTATTTTGAAGTAAAATCATTCATGTATGGAAGGAATTCACTAAAGGTAAGTCCATTCCAAGTTGGGCCAGTACTTAACGCCATAATTGCATCATGAGTATCTTGGTCAACTACAACTCTTTGCATTGCACCAAATATATCTGTGCCAGTAATTGTAATAATTGGGTCATCTTCTCTTTGATATTCTACTTGAACATCTGTTACATAACCTCTGAAAAATTCTCCAGACCTTTCATCCCTAAATTTAATTGCTGAGTTGTATTTTAAATTAGGATTAATCTTTGGGTCCATGTTTGGATTACGAGTTACAATTGTAAACTGACCAGTATCTATTTGTTCTTGTGGACCTTCGTATATGTCAGTTCCTTGCACAATATTAACATTAAGAATTCCAGAAGTAATATCTTCTGCATATTCATAAGGATAATTTCTATCAGTAAGTGCAACTAATGGGTCTGCATACAAGTATACTTTAAATACATCTGCTACTAGCATTAGAATCTCGCTTTCGTACTGACTTTACCGTATTGCCTAATTGCACTTGATACTTGACGACCAAGGTCTGGACCGTTAGTACCAAGACCTGCGTTGATAGTAATGTTAACTCCTGATTTTGATTGCAATGATGGCAAAGACATTCTTGGTACAGCAATGCCTGCTTGTGCTCTGTTTGATACAGACTTAACTGCTGGTGCATTAAATGTGCTTTGCAATCCACCAATAATGTTTTTACCAATAGATGCAAACACCTTTGATGGTGAAGATATTCCTAAAGCCTTTTCAGCCCAAGAAGGAATAAGGTTCTTAAAGAATCCTGTAACTTTATCTTTAAGCCAACCAGCCATGTTCTGCATTCCGTTCCACAGACCCGTAACAATGTTTTTACCAATTTCAAGCATTTTTCCTGGCAGAGCATCAAAGGCACCCTTGATAGTATCAATGTATCCAACAATCTTATCTTTAAGTTCCATTACCTTTGCCCAAGCCTTTGGAACTACATCTTTAATCTTTTCCCAAACTTTGTCTACTGCTGCTGTAACTTTATCCCAATTTTGTACAAGTAATACGATTGCTGCAATAACTAAGCCAATACCAAGGCCTGCTAGAGCAATCTTTAATAAATTAGTTGCAATTGTTGCTGCACCTATTCCTCCAGCAGTTCCTATGCTTGTTACTCCTAATGTAGCCAATGCTGTTTTCATGCTTGCTAAGAATGTTAGTGTAATTCCAGAAATTGCTACAAATGCTGTCAAAGCAATAATAACATTCTGCACAGGTCCTGGCAAACCATCAAAGATTTCAATTAGCCTTGTAAGAAGGTCAATTCCTTTTTCTAATATTGGCAAAACCTTTGCACCAAGTTCTTCTTTAAAGTTTGCTAGGGCTACTTCAAATTTTTGTGTTGATGTAACATTTTTTGATGCAGCCTCATCATATTTCTTTGAGCCTTCTTCAGTTAAAAGATTAAGTGCTGCTTGATTATCTCCAGCCTTAGATAATGCTTCTGCTTGGTCATAAACAGATTGCTCAAGACCTGGGAATACCTTTGTTAACTCTGTTGCTTTTAATTCACCATCAGCAAATGCTTTGGCAAGTTTATTTCCTGCACCCTCTGCAGTTACAGCACCACCAGTAAATGCTTCTACATCTTTAAATAATTTAACAAGTTCTACAGATGATGACTGTATATCTTTTGGAAGTCTTGAACCTAATTGTGTTGCTAAAGCAATTAATTCATCATTATCAACTGCAAGTGCTTTACCAAACTTGTCAGCATCTTCTGTAATCTTTGCAAGGGCTGCAGAGCCTTCACCAAATGTTGTTGTGGCTGCTCGCATTGTTTCTTGGGCTTCTTTAGCCTCATCAATGCCTTGTTTTAAGAATGTGATACCTTGTTTTAAAACAAAAGCAGATGCGGCTGCACCAGCAGCAGCAGCAGCACCTTTAAGTTTAGTTGACATGCCGTCAATCTGTGTATTAGCATCATTAATTCCAGATGTAAGTTTTTGGGTTTGAGCAACAATATCAATTGTTATCTGATTAGCCATTCTTACTCCTCCTATTAAGTGCCGTCACAATTGCACCGTATTCTTCCAGCGTGAGTTCCCAAAACTGATCTGGCGTATATCCTGTTTCTACACAGAACTCGCCCATCTTGTTTAGGCTGGATTCACTTCTTTTGGGACTGTGAATTCAACTCCTGCAAGGTCAGTCAACTGTTGGATTGACATCTCTTCTGCTTCTCCTATTGTAAGGGCTGAGTTGTTTCGCTTTGCCATCATATATTGCATTGCGAATGCTAGTTTTGCTTTGGACTTGCCTTCAGTCCATTCATCCATAGGTAGGTCTAAATATTCTTCAATCTCTGCAAGTTCTTTCCACTTCAGAGTATTCATTAAATCAAAATCGTTCATTACTGCCTCCTGTTAGTTTAAGTCGTATTGCTTTATTGCCTTTTGTATACTTTCGTTATACTTCTCAATGATGTAGCCCATGTTGTCGTTAACTGCTGGATTCAAATAAGGTTGTGCCTCAATATTTTTTAGTGGCCATCCATATTCAATTACTCCTGCATAAGGTACTGCAGCACTGCCTGCCATTATCTGTGCTTTTTCTGCTGAAGGATTACCAACAACAGATGAAGCCAAAGCACCAGTTAATCTTGGTGCCAAGGCAGAGGCTTTTTGAGATAGAGTCGTACTTAGTTCTTTATTAAGTTCTATGTTTGACTCTAAGTCTCTAGCCATTTTATTAAGAGAGTCTGTGACTTCCTTAACCCCTTGGATAGATATATTTGCCTCTGCCATGACTATTTATTTAGAATGATTCTACTCTAGTTGGCTTTGCATCTAGAATAAAGTTGATGTCGTAGACGAAAAATTCGCCTGCTGTTCCACCTAGGTCTGGCACAGTCTCTGCATAACCTGTGGCTGTGAACCATGGTTGTCCTGCAGATGGTACTGAGTTTCCATGTGGTGCAAATGAGATTGTTACATTTGCTCCTGGATTTGCCCAGAGTTCTGAGTGTAGTGATGCTGCTGCTGTATCCTGGAATCCAGAAACGGCGCATGTGAAATCAAGTGAGTCTACGTAGTTACCAAAACCTAGAGTATTTACTGCAGATGAGAAAGTAACATTACTTACCTGACCTGCGAACTCTGTTCCGTCAACTTCAAAGACGACTGATTTGCCTTTAATTCTTGCCATATCAATTTCCTCCTTCAATGTCTATTGAAATATTTATGTTTGTTGCTAAAAACCTAGAACCATTTACCTCTTGGATAAATGGCTTATCTACGGTTAATGTTCTTGCTGATGTGTATTCCCAAATTGCAGGGATAAGACTGTCAAGAGTAT